ACTAAAAAGACAGGTAAGAACGAACCTGTTTATACTTTGTTAGAATGTCATGTTAATTTAGATTTAGAAGGTTTCGAAGATGTTGGTGAAGACGGAGAACCAACAGGAATAAAATTACCTTACCTCGTTACAGTCGATGAAGGTAGTAGGAAAGTTTTGTCTATAAGACGAAACTATGCGCCCGATGATCTAAAGAAAACTAAAATCCAATATTTCGTCCACTTCAAATTTCTGCCAGGACTAGGATTTTATGGCTTTGGATTAATTCATATGATTGGCGGATTGAGTCGTACGGCAACGTCGGCTCTCCGTCAGTTATTAGATGCGGGTACATTATCAAACCTACCAGCAGGATTTAAACAAAGAGGAGTTAGAGTAAGAGACGAAGCATCACCAATACAACCAGGTGAATTTAAAGATGTAGATGCACCAGGTGGTAATTTAAGAGATGCATTCTTTCCTCTACCATACAAAGAACCATCAGCAACATTATTACAATTAATGGGTGTTGTAGTTGGTGCAGGTCAAAGGTTCGCGGCTATTGCTGATATGCAAGTGGGCGATGGAAACCAAGGCGCTGCAGTAGGAACTACAGTTGCACTTCTAGAACGTGGTTCACGTGTGATGTCTGCTATTCATAAAAGATGTTACGCTGCAATGAAGAATGAATTTAAATTATTATCAAAAGTAGTTTCACAATATCTACCACCAGAATATCCTTATGATGTTGTAGGTGGTGCAAGAAACATTAAACAATCTGACTTTGATGATAGAATAGATGTAGTGCCAGTTGCTGATCCTAATATATTTTCAATGTCACAGAGAATTACTTTGGCTCAAACACAATTACAGATAGCAACAAGTAATCCACAACTTCATAACATGTATCAAATATACAGAAACATGTATAATGCGATTGGGGTAAAAGATGTCGATGCAGTTCTACCACCACCAGCACCGAATGCACCATTAGATCCAAGTTTAGAACACATAAATGCAATGGGTGGAAAACCTTTTCAAGCTTTTCCTGGTCAAGATCACAGAGCACACATCACAGCGCACTTAAATTTTATGTCAACTAACATGGTTAGAAATAATCCTGCTGTCATGGCTGCAATACAAAAAAATATATTGGAGCACATTTCAATTATGGCTCAAGAACAAGTTCAAATGGAATTTAAAGAAGAAATGGCACAGATGATGCAGATGCAACAGATGGCTGCGATGGATCCACAAATTCAACAACAGTTACAAATGTTAAATAATCAAGTTGAAGCAAGAAAAGCTGTGTTGATTGCTGAAATGACTGAAGAATTTATGAAAGAAGAGACTAAAATTACTTCACAAATGGATTCAGACCCACTATTGAAATTAAAATCACGTGAAGTAGACCTAAGAGCAATGGAAAATGAACGAAAAAGAGATGCTGATGAAACAAAAGCTGATTTTGATAGAGCAAAACTAATGCAATCAAGAGAATTAGCTGAAGATAAGATGGATCAGAACGAAGAATTAGCAGAATTAAGAGCAGGAGTAAGTCTTGCAAAAAAAAATAATGCTAATATAAACTAGTAAAGGTAAATATTATGATGAACTATAAAAAAGCAAAACAAATGGCAGTTCCAAGTCAGAATGTAGAAATAGATCCAAGATCTAAGACTACTGCTGATGGTGCTTTCAATTATCTTCCTACAGGAGATAAAGAAAAGGTTAGAGGAACTAAAAGAATGTTAGCTGACAAGAAAAAAACAGCTACTTGGTACTAATATGTGGTTTTCGGCAATTAAATTAGCCGTCTCTGCTGGTAGTAAAATTTATGCTAACAAGCAGAAGACTAAAATGGCAATGTCAGACGCACAGTTAATGCATGCGTCTCGTATGGCCGAAGGAAAAGAAGCTTACCAAGGAAAACTATTAGAAGCACGTCAATCAGACTGGAAGGACGAGGCAGTTTTGATAATTTTAAGTTTGCCCGTGGTAATTTTGGCTTGGGCAGTCGTAAGTGAGGACCCAACAGCGATGGACAAAGTAAAATTGTTCTTTGACATGTTCTCGCAGCTCCCTTCATGGTTCACAAATCTTTGGATCCTTGTCGTCGCGAGTATATATGGTATAAAGGGTACACAAATTTTTAAAAACGGAGGAAAAAAATAATGGGAATTTTATCATACGGATACAAAGCTTTAAAAGCTGCAGGTAAAGCAATTAACAAAACTAAACCAAACGTACCTAAAACAAAAATACAAAAAGGAATAAGAGATTTAAAAATTGCTAATCAAAAATTAAAAGGTTCAGCAGCAAAATTAAAACAAACTAAATTTGAACTTGAAAATAATCAACCTATTACTTTTAAAGGAAGTAATAAAAAATCAGAATCAAATAAAGAAGCTTATAAAAGAATACAAGGAGAAAATACTAAAGTAATTAAAGGTATGATTGATAAAGCTGTTGAAAATAAAAAAGATGGTGGAAGAATGGGTCTTAAATTTGGCGGTGGAGCTAATTTAAAAGATATACCCGCAGGTAAAAAATTTGATGGTTTAAGAAAACTTCCTAAAGAAGTTAGAAATAAAATGAAATATAAAAAAGACGGTGGAAAAATCTAATGGCAAAGCTTTGCGCAAAAGGCAAAGCAGCCGCTAAAAGAAAATTCAAAGTATACCCTTCAGCATATGCTAACATGTATGGTTCAGCCGTATGTTCAGGTAAAGTTACACCAGGTGGCAAGAAGAAAAGAAAAAAAGCTATGGGTGGTGGAATGATGAATGACAGAATGGGATATAAAAACGCTGGTTCAGTTTGTAAGATGGCCACTAAAGGTAGAGGGAATGCTTACGGAAAGAATTCGTAATGCGTACACACTTTTCAAAAGGTGGATTAAGACAATGGGTAGCGGAGAAATGGGTAGACATTGGAGCACCGAAGAAAGACGGCAAGTATCAACCATGCGGGAGAAGCAAAGGCTCAAAGAGGAAATATCCAAAATGCGTCCCACTTGCAAAAGCCACACGGATGACAAAGTCGCAAAAGGCGAGTGCTGTCAAACGAAAAAGAGCAGCTGGTAATCCAGGTGGTAAACCAACTAACGTAAAAACATTTGCATGAGAAAAAAAGAAAACCCTATAAGAAAAACTACTACAGGTAAGGGTGCTAATTATAGAAAAACAAAATCTGGAGCTGGAATGACAGCTAAAGGTGTACAAGCTTACAGGGCTGCAAACCCTGGAAGTAAATTAAAAACAGCCGTGACTGGTAAAGTGAAAAAAGGGTCCAAAGCTGCAAACCGACGTAAGTCGTACTGTGCAAGAAGCGCAGGTCAATTAAGAAACTCATCAGCTAAGACACGTAACGATCCTAATTCTCGAATCAGACAAGCACGGAGAAGATGGAAATGTTAAATGCAATTAGAAACAGTAATAAATAAAACTTTAAGATTCCTCGATTCAAGAATAGATCAATTGTCAATTTCGGTAACGTCCGGAGGGGTTGACACTATGGAAAATTACAAGTATATAATAGGACAAATCAATGCACTGGAATCAGTGCGCCAGGAAATCTCTAACCTGCTAAACGATAAGGAGCACAATGAAGGAACAGTCATCGATATTAACACCAAACAATGATCTTGTTGGTGTAAAAAAATCAGAGAAAAAAGAAGAGAAAGAACCTAACTTACCAAAACCTACTGGGTGGAGGATGATAGTTTTACCTTTTAAAATGAAAGATAAAACTAAAGGTGGATTAGTATTAGCTGAAACAACTATAGAGAGGCAACAAGTTGCATCTCAAGTTGGTTTAGTTTTAGCTATGGGACCACAATGTTATAAGGATAAAGAAAGATATCCTGAAGGCCCGTGGTGCAAGGTCAATGATTGGGTAATGTTTGCACGTTACGCTGGATCACGGATCAAGATAGATGGCGGAGAAATGCGTCTTCTAAACGACGACGAAGTATTAGCAACAATCGATAGTCCAGAGGACATATTGCATGAGTTTTAATCATAGGAAGGAGTAAACTATGCCAGACGAAGAAAATAAATTAGTACCTATAGATACATCAGGACCTGATGCTACTGTAGATATTGAAGAAGCAAAAGAAGAAGCCGTTGTAGAAACGGAAAACACGGAACAAGAAACAGTAATAGAAGAACCAGTAAAAGAAGAAGCAAAAAAATCAGACGAAGATTTAGAGGACTACAGTAAAGGTGTACAATCTCGTATTGCGAAACTAACTCGTAAAATGAGAGAAGCAGAAAGAAGAGAACAAGCTGCTTTAGATTACGCCAAAGGTGTAGAAGAAAAAAGACAGATTCTAGAAAAAAGGTTTGAAAAAACTGATTCTGAATATGTTAAGAAATTTGAGACTAGTATTAGCTCGGGTTTAGAAGCTGCGCAAAAAGAATTAGCGTCAGCAATTGAAGCCGGTGATGCAGCAGCTCAAGTTGAAGCTAATAAAAGAATTGCAACTCTTGCTTTTGAGAATGCAAAACTTGAACAAGCTAAACAAGGTAGAGAAGAGCAACAGGCTCAAAAACCTGTATTATCTCAACCGCCTGTTCAAAATCAACAAATGGATGAACCTATTAATCCAGATCCTAGAGCTGAACAATGGGCTTCTAACAACTCATGGTTTGGTACTGATAAAGCAATGACTTATACTGCTTTTGAAATACACAAGGATTTAACGGAAAAAGAAGGTTATGATCCAAACTCAAACGAGTATTATGCAGAAGTTGACAAACGTATTAGAGTTGACTTTCCACATAAATTTGGTAATACTAATACTAAGCAAACGACCGCCCCTGTTCAGACAGTGGCTTCTGCTACAAGAAGCGTAAAGCCTGGTCGCAAAACTGTGAGACTCACATCTTCACAGGTAGCAATAGCTAAAAAATTAGGTGTGCCACTCGAAGAGTACGCAAAACAATTAAAACACACGAAGGAAGGAGCGTAAAATGGAAAAAGAAAAAGAAAATACTTCTCGTGCGAGCCAAACACGGTCAAAGTCTGAAAGACCAAAAGTGTGGGTTCCACCATCATCTCTAGATGCACCCCCTGCACCTGATGGATTCAGGTATAGATGGATAAGAGCTGAAGTTGTAGGCTTTCAAGATACTAAAAATGTAACCGGACGTTTAAGAGAAGGTTATGAGTTAGTTAGATCTGAAGAAGTTGAAAATGCAAGCGATTACCCAACCGTTGAAGACGGTAAATACAAGGGAGTGATTGGGGTTGGTGGCCTTCTACTTGCGAAGGTACCTGAAGAGATCGCACAGCAACGTCAACAATATATGTCTGATAGACATAAAGAACGTAACGAAGCCGTAAACAACGACCTTATGAGGGAGCAGGATAGTAGAATGCCTATCAATGTTGATAGACAATCTCGTGTAACCTTCGGTGGTACTAAAAAACCTTCGGTGGTACTAAAAAGTAATTTTTAAATCACTGAATTAAATCAATCGTACTGGAGGCCTTTCGGGGCAGGTACATAAGGAGTAATAACTATGGCAAATAGAAACGAACAAGGTTTTGGTTATACTGCGGCAGGCGTTCTGGGTTCAACTCCAGCAACTTCTGGTCAAGGTAAATACAAAATCGATGCGGGTTATGGTACTACTATATACAATGGCGGAATGGTAAAATCTGCTGCTGGTTATATTGTGGATGGTCAAACGGCCGCTGCACCTGTAATTGGAACGCTTAATGGAATATTCTACAACGCGGCTACAACTTTGAAGCCAACTTTTGCGAATTTCTACAAAGCAACGATTACACCAGCAAACAGTGAAGACATCACTGCTTTTGTATTCGATAACCCACACCAACAATATGTAGTAGCAACAGATGCTGCTGTAACACAAGCAGGATTTTTAGAGTCTTATGACATGAATGCATCAGCTGGTAGCGATATCACTGGTAGATCATCTTCGACTTTAGATATCGGTGTTACAGGCGCGGATAGTAAATCACTAAGACTTTTAAGAGTAGCAGAAGATCCTGAAAATGAGGATATTACTGCAGCTAATTGTTCAGTGGTTGTTTGTCCGAATCTAATCGAGCTACAATCGTAATAGGAGAATAGGAGATAAATTATGGCAATATCACGATCACAACTAGTTAAAGAACTAGAGCCAGGATTGAATGCACTATTCGGCCTGGAATATAAAAGGTATGAAAATCAGCATGCTGAGATTTATACTGAGGAATCATCTGACAGAGCTTTTGAAGAAGAAGTTATGTTATCTGGTTTCGCTAACGCACAAGTAAAAGGTGAAGGCGCTGGTGTTTCATTTGATGAAGCGCAAGAAACTTTCACTGCTAGATACTCTCACGAGACAGTAGCTTTAGCATTCGCAATCACTGAAGAAGCGATTGAGGATAACTTGTATGACAGACTTGCGTCTAGATATACAAAAGCTTTAGCAAGATCTATGAGTAACGCTAAGCAAGTAAAAGCTGTTGATCCATTAATTAATGGTTTCACAACTTTTAACTCAGGTGACGGTGTGCCTTTAATGGCAACTAACCACCCAACTGTAGCAGGAACGTTCGCTAATGAATTAGCGACTTCTTCTGACTTAAACGAAACTTCATTAGAACAATCAATGATTGACATTGGTAAAATGACTGATGAAAGAGGTTTAAGAGTTGCAGCAAGAGGATTGAAAATGATCATTCCTTCTGAGCTACAATTTACAGCTGAAAGACTTATGAAGTCTCAAGGTAGAGTTGGAACAGCTGATAACGATATCAATGCAATCGTATCTATGGGTATGGTTCCTCAAGGTTATAGAGTGAACAACTACC